TTATTTCAAATCCAGCAAAAGGATCGTCAGAATTTTCGTCATCTTTATCCTCATCGGGTTCAGATTCTTTCCTAATACCAGCTTGTACGTAAAGAGCTATATTTTCTGCTGTTGGATCTTCATCGCCAGGAAGTTTAAGATCTGGTATAGAATTAAAAAGTCTAATAGCCATAGCTTCATCTCCTTTTTCAAGAAGATCAGCTATTTCGTTGTATTTTTGAAGCCTGTATTGTTGGTCTTTTTGGAAAGCAGTAAGTGCCTCCCCTTCTTTTGGTAACGCCCTATATCCATAAACTTTATTATCAACGTACAAAATTTCAAAACCACCCTTTTCTGCAGCTTTAACTTCAGCAGGAGTTAATTCCTTTTGACTCTTAAGTAATTGATCTAAATCACGAGCAGTAAGTTTTCCAGAAGAAAGAATATCTTCAGGTATTCCTTTTCCTCTCAAAACAGACAGAACACCACGATTAAGAAGTTCAGTAGATTTAAATTGCCTTTCTCTAGCGTCTCTTTGTTCTTCTAACCCCTTAAGATATTCTTTGTCTTTAAGGATTTCAAGTCGCTCTAATTGAATTTTTCTTTTAGTTTCTGCTTCTGCTTGTTCAGCTTTATAGATTGAATCAGCAAGTTGTATTACTTTGCGATCATCACCAATAAGCTTACGTATTTCTTCAGCGTTAAGATCACCGTACAATCTTTTTGCCATAGGCCTATTCAATAAAGGCTCAAGCATTTTTGTAGCGGCTTCTCCAAGTTCTTTCTTCTGTATTCTTTCCTTCCGCTTTTCAAGGCCAGAAGGTATAGCACTAATCATTTGCTGATTAGCCTGAGCTTTAACAGCAGCTATCTTAGGAAGCATAGAGTAATCTTGGCGAAGTGCAGCAAGATTAAGGGGTGATGATGATTTAAGTGCCATGATAATTAAATGTTTATTCCACCTATATTTATTCCAGTGCCAGGAATAGTAAATCCACCTTGTCTTTCAGTCCCTCCAAAACTAATAAAGTCCTTAGGAAGTAAACTAATACCAGTTTGAAGTAGCTGACCCTGCTGTTCTCTTCGAGCGCCTTCTCTAATAGCTTCAGAGTACTGTCTAGCAGCCTGTTCACCAAGGACATTCTGAATATCAGTTCCAGCAATTCCAAGGATTTGTCCAGGATCTACTCCAATATCAGGAGCCATTCTGCCATAAATACCAGACTCAATATCTGCCATCAATCCAGCAGTAGCTCTTTGCTGACCAAGAAGATTGCTTGCAAGTTGCAAGTTTACATTCCTTTGTTCTTCACGCAAACGTCCTGCTTGCTGTTCACGAAGAGCAGGGTCTAATGTTCTGCCAAGTGCAGCAGCTTGACCATAACCAGCTTGAGTAGCATCGCGAGCCTGAAGGAAAGATAACGGACCCATAAGCCTTTCAGCTTCTACTCCTTGCATCTCAGCCCTACGAGCAAGTGATTTCATCAACGGGCTTTGGGCTTCACGTACTCCACCAGTAATCTGGCGATAAAGACCAAGTGCAGTCTCTGCTTGCTGAGGAGACACAACCCGATCCAAGTCCAGCATAGACTGAATAAATGATGTAGCCTGAGGAAGAGATCCTATTGCTGTTGGATATATGCCAGGAACTTGTCTTGCTTCAAAAGCTTGGATTTCATCAGGAGTAAGATAAGGTAAAAGGGCTTGTAAGTTTGAAACATCGAATGTTCCAGTAGCTCCTCTTTCTCCTCTTTCACCACGTTCTCCACGTTCACCTTGCAAGCCTTGCTCTCCTTGTAAGCCTTGTAAACCTTGTTCCCCTTGCAAGCCTTGTAAACCTTGCAAACCTTGTTCGCCCTGTAAGCCACGTTCACCTTGCAATCCTTGTAAACCCTGGATACCTTGCAGTCCTTGCAGTCCTTGCAGTCCTTGGATACCTTGTATACCTTGTAGTCCTTGCAGTCCCTGTTCCCCACGTTCTCCTTGAATGCCTTGCAAGCCTTGTTCGCCTCTTTCGCCTTGGATACCCTGAAGCCCTTGCTCTCCACGTTCACCCTGGATGCCTTGTTCTCCTTGTAAACCTTGCTCTCCTTGTGGACCTTCTTGGTTCGTTATTTGGTTCCTAAGAGAATCTAAAATCTGTCCAAGGGTAAGTCCATTCTGTACAACTTGATCCAAAAGACTAACACCTTGACCCATTCTGTCATATGGACTATCGCCACCTCCTTGTGTTGGCCTTGTTCCGCCATATCCACCATAAATTCCTTCCATATCAATACCCCCTAAATCATTGCCAAAAACATCGGCATCTATAATTGATCCATCTTCAACATTAAGTCCAGTTTCGTAAATAGAATAATCTGTAGGATCGTAATTACTTGAATCTCCAGTTTCTGGAGGAACATAAGCATCATCACCTTTTTGAATATATTCTTCAGGAATTGAAAAATCATCTTCAGAAAGACCGTAGTCACCAAGAACCCTTCTAATTCTATCACTATCAAGTTGACCAGCAAGAGCAAGCTCATCAAAGGTAGCAAGGATTTCTTGCTCTTCCTCCTCGGTGTAGTCTTCTTCGTCTTCGTCGTCTTGGTTGTATTCGTATTCTTGCATCCTTATCCTTCCAATACCGCTACTTGAGGGTATATCCCGTAGTTTATATCTGTCTGTGGAAAATACATTATACTTTAGTGTAGTGCCACCCAAGATCCGTTAGCGTACCCGTAGAACTTGTTTACGCTTGTGTTGTAAATCATCTCGCCATTAGTCGGGGACGAGATAGCGTTCATCTGCGTAGTAGTCATCCTAGGCAGTATTACACCACCCGTTGTAGATGTTACTTCTAGTGGAGCAGATGGCAACGAAGTCCCTATGCCTACGTTTCCAGCAGAGCTGTCAATAAAAAGTTTTGTAGACAAACCGTTTGCTGTCCTAAATGAATGAGTCTCTGCATCATAAAAGGATTTATTTGCAAATGAAGCATGACTCTCTCCATACAACTCAATGTTTGCGCCGCCCGAGTTACCACCTTGAATCGTGATATTGGCAGCACCGTCTCCACTTTTTAGCAGAGGCGTTATAACCGCAGATGTAATTCTTCCAGTTCCTACAACATGAAGAGTATCTGAAGGCGATGTAGTTCCAATTCCTACTTGGGGACCTGTTAGAATGGTTATAGCGTCACCATCAACAGTGTTGCCAGATGCTCTATATCCAATTTGTAAAGCGTTAGAATCTTCACCATGCAAGTACCACCATCTGGCACCATTGCCCCAAATGCCTATTCTAGCTCCGCTTGCATCGTAAGCGCCTAGTTTAGCATTACCACCAATTTGAGTATTTATATCTGAAGTGGTCCCTAAACCAACGCAGTTCGTAGACGCATCTACAAACAATGTGCCTGAGTCGAAGTTAGCATCATCGGATGCCGTGAGGGTAGTAAATGCTCCAGATCCAGTTCCATCTACCTTTGAATCAGCGTAAGCCTTTATGCTTTGCTGGGTAGCTAATGAAGTAGCGGAGTCAGAAACCATGTTATCCTCATCCAAAATAGTTACTTCAGCAGGTGCAGCAGAACTGCCAGAAACATTGCCAAGAACCGTAAGGTTAGTAAAATTTTCTATCTTAGCCTTAGTAACATTGCTGTCTATAATCTTAGCAGTACTAACTGAGTTCGATGCCAGTTTAACAGTAGTAACTGCGCCAGTAGCAATCTTGCCAGTATCAATCCCTAGATCCTTAACAATAATTGCCCCAGAGCCAGCCAACTGAGTAGAGATTGAGTCTACTGCTCCTGAAGCAAACACAGCATCATTAACTGCATTGTTTAAAGAACTTGCTGTTACCTGATCTCCGTTAGCAAACGTGTTTCCTGTTGTAAGTACTGCCATTATTCTGCCTTATCTAAACTTCTAAATGATGTAGCTCCAGCTACCTTTAATGCTCTTAATCTAGGTCGTCCCTTAGTTGTCGTTAATTTAAACTGTAATCCGTAAGCTCTTCTGTTTCCGAATCTGCCCCTTAATGAGACATCTTCGTCAATAGCAAGAGGAGATCCATTAAGATCACTAATGCTGCTTAGGTCTATTATATCATCTATATTTTCTGTGATTGCCTGCAAATCTCCATCTGAAGTATTATCTTCACTGGACTGAATATGCAAGTCAAAATTGTTCCATTTTTTCCTATCTAAAGAATTAAGATTAAACATCCTAGTAATAACTGAAGAGGAAACTTGAGAATTAGTAACGGTACCATCTACTTGAACTATGTACAAATCCCTATCGTCAGATCTAGATTCGTACCTATGAACTCCACCGTTACGGTTTATTGCGTACACTGACCGCTTATCTCCTTCACCAGCAACAGTTAACTCACTGTACTGCCATTCAGGGTCGTTTATGCTGTCTATAGATTCCCATTGCTTGTTAAGAAAATTGTAAATAAGCAAAGCGTTATTAGTGGTGCTATCATCAAGTGGAACAGCTAAGTAGTACCTATTATTGAAATAAACGGACTTAGCTTTGCTTGCGTACTCCTTGTTAATTCTCTTAATAGTGCCTTCAATGGAAGCTGACAGTGGAACATCTTGTCCTCTAAGATTGTACAAATCAATAAAGTCTAGTCCATAAACTCCATTGTCGGACAAAAATATCATACTATTACCTATCTGCTGTATGCTATCCCTGGCTAAACAACCAACCTCGTTAGTAATTAACTGAGATACTGAGCTTCCTAAGTCTAAACTGTTGGCAACAATATGTACACTATTGCGATTAAAGACAACCAACTTGTCATCCGAAAAAGAATGAAAGCCTACAATAAAATCAGCAGCACCAGCATTAAATCTAAACTGCCCGTAAATTCTATCGTAAGTATCTGCATCCAGTATATCCGAAAACAGCACTTCATCAACAATATTTCGATTAGTAATAACAGCCGATCCAGACGTTCCTGTTACATCGTACTGATACGGCACAATCAATCTACGTTGATGATACGTTCCAAATGCAGGAGCAGGAGAGTGCGTAAATCCTAGTCCAATAGAAACTGGCTGCTGAAAAACAACTCCACTAATATTGCTTTGATTAGATAATTGAACGTAAAAATCTACAGTAAAAGCAGTATCATCTCTTTCGGCTACAATAAATTGATCTCCTATTGTAAAAGTTGAAGGAGATCCTACACTTTCTATAGTAAAAGTATCCCCGACACTCAAACCGTTCATTGCTACCAAGTTAGCAAAAGTAGCAGTAGCTTTGCCATCAACAATATCAACATCATTTGGAGTAAGTTGCTTTGGTTGACTGTAGTCTCCGTTGCTAACAAGAGAAAATGTAGGAGAAGAAATATCTCCATCCCACTCCATTGCAATGTCTCCTTTACGGAAAATGTACAACTTATTAAAGGCTTGAATTACTGTGCTTCCTTCAGGAACAGTTTCTCCAGCAGGATAAGTAAGCGTTACAGTAGTAGCTCCTGAATCAGCAGTCTTAACTAGAACAGTGCTGTTAGTAGCTACACAAGCTACATAGGATTCAGAATCATTATTAGGATCTGAGAACTCGCAAGAAGCTTCAATAAAGTTACCAGCGGTAGCGTCTAGCTTCATGCCAGTAACAGTTAGTCCATCATCGGTAGGACTACTATCTAATCCAGTTACGGTGTAAGTAATAACGTAATCACTTATTCGGGTCGCAATAAAATTTCCATTAGGATTTATTAACCCAGTGTAATCAAATCCACTAATGTTTACCCCAGTACCATCTATTATCCCGTGAGGATTAGTTCCAAAATCTATAGTAATAAGATCACCAACTCTAGTAAAAGAACTAACAGCAGGAATTGATTCGTACAGATAAAACGGCAATGTAAAAACGCCAGCAGTAAACGGAGATGAAAATAACTCAATACCTTTTCTTGGTTGCCACTCTCCGTTCAAATCCATACGGCCATTATTAGATTCAGTCAAAATACCTGGACGCAACTGATCTGGCCTTAACTTATTGTTAAAGCCTGTGAACCCTTGGTCTAGATCCTCTTGAATCCGGTTATCTAAATTTCCGTATGAACTGTACCTTGCCATCTAGTATTTGCCTTTTCTGCTTTTAGGAGAACTCTTAGTACTTCCACCCTTGCCTGCCCACAACTCGGTACAGGCTAAGTGTTTAGCTGTTCCTGGTTTTGCTGTGCTGCACTTATGTCTAGCCTTAAAAGATCTTCTGGCTGCATCAGAATAGTTATGCCCGTAGCCAGTAGCTCCTGCATGGACAAGCTTACGCTTACCATCTATGCAGTACAGCTTCATTATCTTCTTACCTGGACGGGTGCTTTTCTTCACCTGCCCACAACTCATTGATGCTTTAGGACTTTTTGCCACGTTGTATTGATTGTACTCTTCGAGGTTTACCTGCTGGTTGTCCCAGACGTTTCTTCTGGGCTATCCTTGATTGTTTCTGAGATGCTGTCATTTCGCTTGCTGTGACTGGTGTACGGCTGCTGACGCGCTTTGAAGGACGACAGTAGGGTGTACCCCGTCCATCTCCCTCAGATCGACCACAGGGCTTTCCAGTGCGTACATCTACCCACTTCTCCTTGAACCACCGCTTAAGGTCAGCACCTGCCTTTGTCTTCCGTACAGCCATTACTTCTTCTTGCGTTTGCCCCAGTTAGCAGCACCTACCTTGCGACACTTGGCTATAGCCCCACTTGCGTACGCAGATGGAAACACTTTGTACCGTGCCTTAACTTTTTTGTAGCAAGCGTCCTTGGGCATCACTTCTTTTTTCTACCGGAACATTTCTTGCATTTGCACCCTCTGGCAAATATCGCCATGACGGTAGCTCCTGCATCTTTAAGATCAAACAAACACTTCATTAGCGTTTTTTCCCACCCTTAGATCCGTAACCACCTTTGCCTTTTCTTTTTCCGCAAGCCATATCACTTATCCTCTGTTTCTTTTTTCCTAATCTTAATTCCAAGTACAACAAAATATATGCCTAGGCTAGTAGATACCAAACTAAGGACTCCACCAACCACTCCAAGTATTGTGTTTAGTTCTGCTATCCTGTCCAACATAGTACCCGTTGCAGCCAATAAACCACCAAGGGAAAAACCAAACCCCCTTAAGAAAGATTCATGTGCTGCCTCTGGTAAGTTCATTCTGAAAATAGTCTCTTGTTTAAGTCTCGTTGTCCGAAATACCACCCGCCGTAAGCGAATGCTATTGTGAAAATTTGCTGGAGAATGACATCCTGGTATTGATCAGGCATCTGGAAGTACAGGATGCCAGCTAGAATGTGTACGCCTACAGCCAGCAATGGACGCACAGATCCCTTAAATACAAAGTGCCATATCAACAGACCCTTCTGCCAAGGCTTCTCTGCTATGCTGGCTACAGATACCAACGCATCACTCTCATGCTGGGCTGCTTTCTGAGACGCTTGGAAGTCTGCACTATCAGCAGCAATAGTTCCCTTGTCGATTTGGAGCTTTACCATCTCCCTTTCGATTTCGGCTTGGGCTTTCATGCCTTTAATCTTCAGCCATCCAGACGCAACAGATCCAGCAATCCCAAGAATGCCGCCTGTCCCTGCGTTAGTTAGTGCTTGAATGAAGTCCATTATTTACGTAAGCGTTCTAGTGTTTCAGCTATTACGTAAGCTAAAATTAAGAATGCTGCTAGTGATAGTATTACTGTCATTGTGATAAAAGAGCTATTGATGCAGATGAAGATCTTAAAATATATAAATCTCTTGTTACTTCAGATGAGTAAACGTCATCGGCATAAGCGTTGTAAAAGTCGCTAGATGCCGTATATGTTGATCCATCAATAGTTTGCCAAGATTGTACAATAGATGGAAAGTCGTTTGCAGCAGATGGTATATTTGTTTTCTCTGCTCTATAAGTATATCCAAGCACTGGAAAGATTGAAGGGTCCCTTATTCCAATGGCGTACAACGCAAATATAGCTCCTGCCCATGCTTGAAGTCCCCTGTACGCGTTTTGAGCGCTAGGAGAATACTTCCAAGGTTGACCAACCAAATTTGCAAACCCACCCCTTACGCCCCAATCAAAATCACCAACATTCATCCATCCACTTGGAGCATCGAAATAAATAACATCACCTTCCAGAAAAGGGCTAGTATCGTTTAAAACAACATCTAAAGTGGTTAAGGTTTGACCCGCATCGTTTAGCGCGTACGTAGTTGAAACAACTCCAGTTTCACCATCGCTAACTCTAGTAGCAATAGCTCCCTCTGGGATATGCGTTTGATAGTAGTCTCCGCTTACGCCAGTGCCAGCTATTGGAATCCTTAAAGTTGAACCTCCTGGTTGGGCAGGCAAAGTTCTTTCTCTCCACATAGATGGCTTTATAGTTGATGAATGTGGTGAAAAATCGCTGTCTATAAGTGCTTGTGTAATCTGAAACGCCTGATCCCAATTTCCAGGAGAAAGGGCCATAAAGTCGGAGTATTCAGAGCTTCTGTCAGTTAGATAAAGTGCAAAAAGTACAGCAGGTTGGTGCCATTGAAAATGCCCACCATCGGGTCCAACTCCAGTGCCAGAAAAAATTAAAGGATCTGCCCACTGCAAACCATGACCTATCATTGTTTTTGCAATTTGCTTAGTTTGAGCCTCTGTATAATAACTAGTTGCTAGGGCTACCATTACCAGAGATATCATTTGTCCTATATACCTTCCATAATTTGGGGAATTAACATTTCCACCACCAAATCTATATGGAGAAAAAGACTGATACCCATAATCGGTGGCCCCCCAAGCAAAACCAAATAATGGATAATGTTGTCCAAAAGATTCCATTAAATCTGCGTATGGTGGCAGCGAAAATCCAGTAGAATTGTAAACAGGTCTACTTGAATACCAAGAGTCCACATCTACAGTATAAGACACTGGAGTCGATTTGCCAGACCATCCAATGCTTGATCCTAGATATTCCCCAGAAGGAAGAGTGGAAGACAATACGTGCAAAGATGCAATTTCCGTAAACCCGCCAGCTCTATTTTCGTATGGATCTTTTGCAACGGTTTTAATTACAATGTCTCCAGCCTGAACTGTTATTGGCAATGTAGCTACACTTCCTGCATCGTAATTATCTTGCCTTTCGTCAAAGCCTTGATTTGGACCTGCGTCAGAAGTCCTTACAGGATTTAACATTGCTCCGTTTATTAAGTCACCGTTAGAGTCGGTAGTTTGAGACGGAGTAATTGATGTTATCGTATCAGTTCCAGTTGGTATCGCAACCCATGCTACACCCGCTTCATCTAGTCCCCATGAGTAGTTTCCAGATATGGTGAAGGAAACTCCACCCATTGTTATTACGGTTGCCATGTTTACGGTTTCAACGCCACGGCTATCATTGTGTCACTGGTTGCTAAGCTCGCCGTGGCAGTCCTAGTCTTGGACCCAGAAGTAGATTCAATCTTTTCATTGATAGAAACAACTGCAACGCTACCAGGATACGGAGTGTCTATTAGTTCAGTTCCATCAGCCCAACTATGTGTAACATTACTGTTTGTGCTGCCACTAATGGTCACAATCATCGTGTCGCTTACAGTAGTTGTAACATTAACACTCCAAGTGCTGGAAAACCCAACAGCGGCAGTTCCAAAAGCATCAATGGGAGATCCGCTCGTAGTGCATCCAGAATACGCTCCAACCCAGATGTAGTAATCTTCATTCGAAGGGAAAAACGAGGACCATGTTTCGGTTGTGGCTGAAGCACTAGATGATGCTCGTTTCCAATAAGCTGCGGCAGTTGAATGACTACTAGATGTTCCGTCCTTCTCAACAATCTTATTCCAGCCAGTAGGAGGAGAAGCTGTAGGTTCAGAAAAATCGTTAGTAGTAACCAAAAGAATCAGAATATCATTGGTCGAAACTGCTGGTATATTAACATCAATGTTTGTTGGGGAAGAAAAACTAGATGCCGTTGTAGCAGCATACGCTTCTAGTGCAATGTTTATAGAAGTAGGCAATTTCTTCCTGGCTACAGCAGCCAGAACTCCCTGCGATGTTACATCAGCCATGACTAAGCTCCACCATCCGTCCAGCCGTTAGTAGTGGCATAAGCACCAGTGGCATCATAATACTGAATGGCAGCAACATCACCAGCCGTTGATAGATTCGTAATTTTGTCCCCGTCATCCAATGCCGTACCATCAAGGTAAATCAAATCAGATGCGTCTGGATCTACGCTTACAGCTACCGCCCCAACGGTTTTTACATTAAAATTGGTATCTGAATCTACTGCCAGCATTGTTAGGGTAGCAGCGGCATTAACGTAATTAGTGTGGCCGTTGCTCATCTGCGAGCGAGTCAATGTGCCAGATCCAGTGTGAATCGTTACTTTACTGCTTGGCGTAGAAATAACGCTTATCCAGTTCGTAGCATCCTTGGCTGTAAAAATTCCGAACTCGCCAGGATCAATGGTTGTGCTGGCGTCAACGCCGTTTCCAAGATTGTCAGATGCAGCTGGAAATACCTGTAGCACATTTGCACCATTGTTGTAAATCTTTACTACATCGTTTACCGCTGCTGTGGGCAAAGTTACTGCATCGTTTGGATTAGCTACTGTAGTAATGTCATTGGTTACATTAGTTAAAGCCAATCCACCAGCTTGGGTTTGCGTAGCACTGGCAATCAAGCCTGTAGCAAACTGCGATGTTTCAGTTAGGAAGTTGTCAATTTTTGTACTAAGAGTTACGTCTGCCATTTGATTTAATTATTAAGGTCTTAAGTAAAGGTCTGTTCCACCAGGGCGTTTATATTGATCCACTCCACCAGGCCTAAAATAAACGTCTCCCAATGAGTCAATAGCTCCCAATAAAATACGATAACCAGCACGAGTAAGCATCAGCCCCTCGTTAATCATCTGAAAGCCAAGTGTCCTCATTAGTCCACAAATTCAGTGCTTTGTATTACTGCTGCTGAACCTATTGCTAAAAACTTAGCTGATTTAGCAGCGTTTTTGCTTATCACAATGAGGCCTTGTTCTTTTACAAGAAGATGACCGTTGGATGCAGTGGGAGCAGATCCATCAAATGTAACGTATACATTATTATCCTGAATATCAATCAGGACGTAATCAGTGTCTGTATGAAAAGCAGCAAATGCTACTCCAGTGCCAGTAGTAGGTACAGAAAGGTTTTCTGGAGTGCCGTTCGGGTTTACGTTCCCGATATATAGATTGGAGGTTCTTGAGTTCATTATCTAGATTGTTTAGAGACGTATGTATTAAATCGTTTTTTGACCGTGTTGTTATTCATAACCTGGTCGGCTTTTTCTAGCTCATTAGCTAGGTACTTGTCAGCTACTTGCTCTTCAATTAGTGCTTTGTCATGCTGTCCATCCATTCTAAGAAAGTCAGCATAAACACTGTGAGCAACGTAGTAAAAAAATTCTAAAGGAATCTCTTGAGTGCTTTTGTCTCCATCAAGATCCCAGGTACTAGGAATGTCAGTAAGCTCCTTCTTGTAAGTAACAAACGCAGAGTCAGCATCAGCAGTTGTTAGGTTAAGAATATGAGCGCCATCTGACTGTACAAAAAACTCGAACTCTAAAGCAGAGTTCCTAAGGAAAGGCTGAGTCCGGTGAATGCGTATAAACTCAGCAATATCGTTTTTGCTTGCTTGAGTGAATGCAATTACAGAACTAGATACTGTCCTCTCTTCACCTGCAACTAAGTACCGAGGCCACATTGGAGTAGCTTGGTACGCCTCGTACATTCTGCGTTTAGCAAAATTAAGAAGCTGAGTATTTTCGTTTGTAGTAAATGAAGATACTCCAGCTAAAGCTGATATTAAGTCGTATAAGTCTCTGTTGTACTTTACTTGCATTAAGCTCTATTTGGACTTAGCTCAGGAAACTTTTTATTAAAATATCGTAAGAACTCTCTACTGTTTACAGTGTCGTGTCCGTACTTATTTACTAATCTAAAATAATCACGAGCAGGCATATTAGCTACGCACTTGCCTAGTATTGGATGAGTCTTACCTACGTTTGTTTTGGCTTCTTTGGCAGCTTGATTTATTCTATCTTGCTCCTTGGCTTTCTCCATCTTGAAACCTGTATGGATTTCTTTCATGAAAGCCTTGTTTATTTCCCCATCCGAATATCTTGGTAGCTTAGTAATTATTTCCATGTTTAAAAAAGGGGAGGCCAGGATTGGCCCAACCTCCCCTAAAACTAAGTATATGATACAAAAGCTTACGCTACTTCTTCGATCTTACCGTGAGCCTGTGGGTGGTAAACACCGAGGGTCAAAGCGCAATCAACGTAGCCACGCTCACCACCACCCTGATTCGGGAGGCGAGTCGATCCCATTGGGATAAGCTCGTGGATGCCGTAGTACTCAGGATTGAGCAAGTAAGCGTAGTCCTTGTTGGTCGTGTCAGGCATACAGTCAGGATTGCCATTAACAATCGTAACCATTCCGTGATCGGACTGATAGAACTCAACACTCAACTTGATCTGAGCGGACTCACCGTTGTAGTTAACGGTACGAACGCTGTCTGCATCAGTCCCACTTACGCCAGCAGTGCGAGCGAAGTCAGAGATAATGCGGCGAACAGCAGTATCAGCAACCATCGTGAGGTTGTTCGTGGTTCCCGTTTCACGGAAAATAGAAGTGATGAGGTTATTCAACACAGTTTCCGTGAAAGCACCTTCAGCGGCAGCGTGGATGCTGTCAGCAGGAGTGCGGAATCCAGAAGGAACATCAGCAGGACCAGCGGAGTCAATCCAGTCTCCAAGACCACGCAAAGCGTAAGCAGTGCTAGATCCGTCTTCAGCAGCACGATCTTGCGTACCGCAGAGGGTAGCTTCGATGTCGCGCTTTATTTCACGGATAGCTTTAGCTTCAGCCTGAGCAATCTTAGCGGGTCCAACACTGTCAACAGCTTCCTGAAGATCAGAAACCTGGTAGTCGCGGCGGAACTTTTGGATGTAGTTTCCAAGACGAGCGCGGCCTGCAAACTGATCGGTGAACGTAGTAACGTCAGCACCTTCACGGATGCCAGCAGTTGAAGGAGCAGACAAAGCGTCTACCGTCCACTCAACGAATGTTGCGGATGCTTTTTGCTTGGAAGCAGAGGAAAGGACTGGAGTTTCTTCAGGAGCGAGGATAGTCAAGACATCAGTCAAGTCTTCGCGATTGGAAACACCAGAACCAGGATTAGTCGTATCGTATGTGTTTGAGAATGCCATTTTATTTTCTAGCTAATTGTTTGGTTCGTAATGAAATGAAGTCATCTTTTTTGCCACTTTTCTTAAAGCGTGAAGCAAGATCTTGTAGTACCTTAGAAGACTTACGCTGACCTTGTTCTGGCATAGCAGAAGAAGGAACAGAGGTTTTGGGAGGACTAATCTTGGGCTTGCCTGTTGCCTTTGAAGTAGTACTGGGTACACTTCTACGAGCGTACATACTGTCTACTGCATGAGCCAGCATATAAGGAAGTTCTGCTCCTAGCACTGGGTATTGTTTGTACACCTTCTGCAAGTCTTTGTTTGCAGCAATGCTAAAAAACGCCTTCCTGGTTTCGTTATCTTCTTCTTTCAACCATTGAAATTCCTGAAGAGCTTTAGTGCCAAGTTCCTTTTTCAAGGATTCAGCAGTTTCGTTCCTCTGGACTTTCTTTAGTTGGTCGGGAAGATAAAGATCCCTAGATTTGCGAGCGTTCTTTAAAGCAGATCTTACTTCTGCTTTAGTCATTTTCTTGCCATCTAGCTCAGTAACTTCGTCGTGAGCGGAGTAATCGTCTGATTCAAATAAAACATCTTCGGCCCATTCGATAATATCGTTTATCTCCTTAGCCTTTTCTTGTAATGACTTAATATCCTGAACATCGCTAAACGGATTGTCTTGGACATCTTCCGTTTCCTGTTTCAAAGGATCTTGTTGTAATGATTGTTTTACTCTCTCAAGCTCTTCCTCTGCTGCTTTGCGTTTAGCCGTAAGTTCGCCAAAGCGAGCTACAGCTCTACTACCAAGCTTTTCAGCAAGATCTTTAAGCTCATCCTCAGATAAATCATCTAAGTTGTACTGTGAAAGAACATCTCCAGTCTCTTCTTCGAAAGATTCGCTCTCAGTTTCCTGAATAACTTCTTCCTCGGATTCAACCGCTTCTTCTAGAACTTCTTCCTCTTGAACTTCCTGAGTGTTCTCAGGTTGTCCTCCTTGAAGGCGTTCTAAGCGTTGGATGACAAAATCCTCCGCTGATATATTTTCCACTGAGTTTTGTTCGGTTTCAGCGTCAACCGTGATAACTTCGTTAGACATAATTGTTTCCACTCCTTAACGCCGAGCGATGGCGAAGCCTAATTATAGCACACTTTTTTTGTGCTATAGGACAGATGAGAATTTCTTTTGAAGACTCTGCCAATTAACCATTTGCAGAATCTGGTCGTAAGTAATTATCCGTCCCGAAAGTTGTTGAAGCTTCTCTGTGTTAGCTTCGTGCATTTCAGATATGCACTCTTCTCGAAGAGAGTCAATAAGCTGAATGAATCTTGCAAAATGTTCGTGGTGAGATAGGGTCTTTAGGTCGTCTTCTATGTTCATTGTGCTGCGGATCGCATCATTTTTACTAGTCTTTCAATAATTTTTCTTTGCAAGCTCGTAGGAAAATGTTCCATCTTCAAGAACACCACCGTGCATAAGCTTACTAACAGCACTAGCAATTTTAGGGTCATTAAATGAAGGGTAATTTTTTAATCCTCTTTCTTTAGCTACGTTAATAAATTCGTCGCCCTCCATTAAGCTTTTGCCTTCAACCATAGACGGAAGAATAAAATGCTTTCCATCAAAAGAAACAGTAGTTGTAACTACATTTGATCCACCAACATTAGGATGTTTTGTGGGAAAAACTTTTTTGCCATCCATAGATTTCAAAATAAAATCTACTTTAGAGTCAAAAGCTCTACTATTAGCGTACTCAGATACTGACTTATTATCAGGCATTATTGCTGCATATTCTGAGTTTGTACCCCACCCATTTGCGCTGGTTGTGTCCCAATCCTACCTATTTGCGCGTTCTGAGCTTGCTGTATAGCAAACTGATACTGCCCAGCGTATTTCTGAAGACGAGCAGCAAAAGCCTCATCTTCTTGTAAACGCTTCTGGACATCAGGCTGCTGGCTGTACTGCTGAATAACTTGCAGAGCTGCTTGAGCGCCTGACGGACGCGCTGGAACTTCGATTCCTGCATAAATTTTTGATAAGTCATCTGTAATATCTTTAAGTAGTTTCTCTTGTGCAACTTCAACAGGCTCAAGAACCCCATCAGCCAACACTGGATCAACTGAACCTGCTATCAATGTTAGCAAGTTATCTACATTTATCCTCCCGTTGCGGTCTAGCTGTAGGAGGGAAACCATCTGGTTTAGTTTATTTTCCTGTTTTTCTGGGTCCGTGTTAAGAACATCGTAGCTAATTGTAACGTCGAAGTTCTCGTCAGCGTTCCCCTTGTTAAACATTTGTGGGTCAGGTACGCCTGTAACCCGAAAGAATATCTGGTCAGGGCCGAATCGCTGGAAGCAACGGTAGCACTGCGAAACAACTTCAGCACAGTGGCTAAGGAACTTGTCCACTAAGAACTGCTTCCTAATCTGCGAAATAGGAGACACTTCATCTAGCCCAAAAAGCCTATCCGCTTGACTCTCCATTGTTTTCTCTATCTCAAGAGATCCTTGATTGTACGGAGGCGTAGGCCCGTACTCAATGTCTCCCTTGCGGCGATAAGGCACGTACCTTCCTGGACCCCAATCTGTAGGAGCTTGGCCTACTGGGTGAAAAATTGGAGGGACGGTGGCAAGACTATTCCTGTCGATACGGCTATCACGTTCTATCTTGACTTGTTGCTGTATTCCTTTGAGTAGACTTGGGATAGTCATCGTGTCGTACAGTCGCTTGCTGTCTTCAGATAGCTTAGTAACTACTACTGGGTAATCCTCGTAGCCGTTAAGCAACTCGAACTTCGCGTACCCAGGTACATCACCATTGCCACTGAACTCCTTGTGGAATACTGTGCAGTATATTCCTTCGGAGCCGTCCTCCTTATCAACTAGACGTTGAAATCCGTAAACTATTTCTATTAGCTCTTCAGCTTCGTAAGCGTTGTCGGTAAGGCTTAGTGATCTACGGCCTTCCTGCTCGCGCTCAATGGAGTCTATGTTTACCCCACGGTATTTGTCTATAACCAAATCAACAAAATCCTCATTCCACCCATCCGTAGATACTTTATTCTCTAGCTCCTGAGCAGTGTAGTACGTCTTCCAAAAACAGTAAGGCGCTCGCTGTGGATCTGTAACATACGGAGGGAAAATAAAGTCCCCATCGGGAGCTAATGTCTTTACCTCTGGAGCATTTACCTGGCGGCGAACAACTGGCAACTCAGCAGATCCAACATCCGCTAGTTCAGCTAGTGCCTTCTTTGCTCGTTTAACTGTAACGCCATCAAACGTGCGTTGCAGCATAGATACCATCTGATCTTCGTTCTGCCCAGAAAGAATCATCTCTGCTAACTGAGGGCTAACTTGGGCAATCTGGTTAAGGTCTAGCCTCTGAAGGAACTTCCTGTCCTCTGAGTGCCAACCTACGTAGCTGATAAGCAATCCACGCTCTAATAAGTAATTAGCCCCTAGCTCCATTTCTTTATTAAAACGGGAAATGTACTTAGAGGAAATCATCCACTTAAGGAAGTTAGAAACTATCTTAGCCCTGCCTACATCCTGAACCTCTACTGGGAAAGCCCTAATGTTAGCCCTAGACAAAGAAGCCATAAAGAGGGATACAAGGCGAGTGATTCGCTCATCAATAACATGGCTTTCCATGTCAGATGCTCCTTCCCACGGGAAAGCGTCAGCACCGTGCTTACGAAGATCTCTGCTCTTTCCAGGCCACCAATTACGGCGTTCATCATAACTTTCTCTGCACAGATCAAAGTACGCTTCAAGCTCAACCACTGATTGGTCGTAGGCATAACGAAGGGACTCTATATCTGGTTCAGCACTAACGTAGGTTAGTGACTCTGAAACTGAATCACTTTGCATAAAATCTGCTTTTAATGTCTTCTAGAAGATGGCTAATGTACCACTTGTGTACACCTATTCTATCACACAATTCTGATGGTGGTATGTCTTGTTGGTCTTCGCCTCTAACAGTGCGTACAAAAATTTCCCAAGCAAGCAGTCTATCTACTTGCTCATCTATAAAATCTTGGTCAAGAACCATATTACGCAACGTATCTATAGCTTCGTCCTCTAACATCTTCTATCATCTCAATCGTTATTGTTTTGCCCTTCATTTTCCCTTTGTGCTTCCTGGCAATAACAACTGGGACCTTCATCTTAATTTCATCTATGTAAGCAAACACGTAGCTAGGATTAGGAGCTTCAGCTAATACCTTGCCTTTGTAATGCTTAGGAACAATCTCCTCAACGAACATACAGTCAATTAGTATTTTTTGACCTTCTTCGTCCACCCAAGTATTCTTTCCTTTGCCAGTAAGCATATCAGCAGATAGCTTGCTTTTAGCCAGTTCAAGAAATGAATCGAAGTCTTTAGCAAACTGAGTTGCCAGTTTAGTTAATTTTACTTTAGCCATAATCAATATCCTAATCCTGAGCGTGTTGTCATCATGCTTCTAGAAAGTACGTGGTCTGGACCGTCTCCTCCATTCGCCATTCGCAAATATCGAATAACGTCAAAGAAGTCCTTCAATGGTTCATCTGCCTTGCCAGAAGCGTTATAGTTAATTAAAGAGTCTATTAAGTTTCCGCAGTCTTGGTGAATGTAGCACCTGGGGCGATTAGCTGAATCTATAGGTACATTGGGGTTGTAGCTGAACCACTCGTCTATTGCACTAATTCCTATCTCTTCCATTCTGCCATCTGACGGAATAAAGGTCATTCCACAATCATCGAACTCAGTAAACAAGTCATCGTTATCAGAGTTCTCCTTAGCAAAGTACCTACTATCCCCTATCCGCTCGAATACTTCTATACCAAGATCTTCCTCAATTTCTGTAAATAAGTCCACGTACCCCTGTACGTTGTACCCTATCTTCTTCGATGCAGGGCCGTAACGCCACTTAGGATCTCCGAATATCGCCCATTCTCCGTAATAATCCCTGTCAGGCCATTCTTTACGGATGTACACATCACCTTTCTCATTTACTCCTGCCCATAACGCTACGTAATTCCTGGCTCCCGCTGGGTCAACTACCTGATAACAAGTGTACCTGTGCTTGTCAGATATGTCAGGGAAGGACATCCCGTACTTGTTCGGCTCATCGTTTAAAACATTTACCTCTGTGTTAAACAACGGCAGCAAAGAAGTCATGCTCTTTACTGGTATCCCGTAAGCACGAACAAGTATCTCTTCCTCTGGTCTGCCCCTAAGATCCTTAGCAATACGCTCGTAACCTCCAAAGGGGTTCTCGTCCGAGTGCAGATAAACCACTGAAGCATCCCTAGATGGACTGTACTGCTTGATAGGAACGTCTTTATCTATCAAGGAACCATAACGAGTCTGTAACGTCTGTACGTCCTTTAAGTACTCTGCCACAAAGGGAGTATAGCCATCAATCGGAGTAAAGCCTATGCCCATCTTGGCATCCCTAGTAGCTAGTCGGAACCTAAGGGTATTTACTAGCGTAGCGTCTCCAAGGTACTCGTCTAGCCAAGCCCCTATATTCAGGCCAACTGGATCAGGGAAACCGAACTCAAAACCTTCAAGGATAGTCTGGTTGTTGCTGAACTGAGTATAAGTCTTGAAATCTACACGGGTACGGGTATCAGGAAAGATAAAGCTCTTAGCAGTGAACCCGTTCTGCATACTGTAATTTATGTATCCCTCGATACTCTTAGTCTTCTTCTTGAACTCCTTGGGCATCATCTCCCATATCGCTGCTTGCTGCACCTTAATGGAAGTATCCTCGTTCTGACTAAAGCACACTAAGTGACCATCGTTGCTCTCAGTCACTGCCTCCATGACAATCTTAGCGAACCCTGTAGTTTTACCAGATCTGTTCCCACCAAGGACCAAGCACTCGTTGTACTCCTTTAACCCTTCCTTTATACGCTCCCATCCAGGCAAGTTGAAGCCATGACGAATAGGATCGTCCTCAGATGCCTTAATCCTACTCTCGTGAGCCTTGTGTAGCTCTTTAAGAAGATTAAGGTCGTTCTCGTACAGCCAGATAATTTCCTCTGCTGTAGGAGGAACTAGTAAAGGATGTTCAGTAAATTTAATTGCTCGCCCAGTCTATTCTCTCTAGCTCTTGTAAGGACTTCTTGGCAACTAAGGCCAATAAAATAGCTAGGTTCTCTTGGAAGTACTCTTCTTCCATCTTGTTAAAAACATCGTACTCGAAACCATTCTCCGTAACGGTAGCAACTAAAACAGTTTTCCACCCTGGAGTAATGGTATCTAAGGACTTCTGAACTAATTCAAGGTTCTGATTCATTAAATAACTCGCCTTATATCGTGCCTAATAGGGTCAGCCTTAAAAGGTTTTGTTTCAATGGTGGAGGAAGTGGGATTCGCACCCACGTCTTCAGAAGCTTGCCCCTGAGTCGAATCTATGTTTCCCCCTCTAAATCTACTTTCGTACTTCTTGATGTCCGTGTAAAAAGGTTCCTTAGGACGGAATATCCTATTGTACCCATCGTAAAACTTATCCCAATTAGTAGTCCTGTTTCTATTGCCTTTACCGTTCATCTTCTAAATCTATTACCTGAGCTTCTTTCATCTTGTTTCTAGCCCTCTCCATTAGCTCCTTGTAGTCCTCGTCAGTGTAAACCTTCTCCTCCCTGTTAATACTTGTAGCTTCTCCCCTAGCCAACAAAGCCTCCCTAGCTGAATTAGCCTTAGCTATACTAATATCCTTAATGTCCTTAAATGTAGGCTTAAGTTCACCTGACTCCATGTCTTCTCGTACCTTCTGTACCATGTCCTCCTCTAAGGAACTAATGTTCAAATAAGAATAAGAAGCTAACTGACCACCAAGCTCTCTCCACTTGCCTAGATGATCCGCATAAGTAGCCAGTACCCTAACAATAGTATCCCTCTTAAATCCGTACTTGCGTACTAATTGAGTCTGAGTCTTGCCACTAGCACTCAAAAATAGTATCTTAGCAGCC